ACCAAATTTTGCTGATTCAGTTACAGCAAAAATTAGGATTCGCTACCAGGACAAAACTTCTAGCGAAAGCAAATTACGGGGGACAGCTAATTATCAATTTGCTCTTACTATGCAATTTAGTGCTGTAAGTGAGTCGCCCTATCATTTATTTCCAATTATGTCTAAAGACAATGTTTCCATAAATTCTAGGAAAATAAGTAAAGATTTAATAAACGCATTTAAAAAATAATGAGGTTTTATGATAACATTTGTGACTGGTGGTTTGGGATTTATTGGTTCTAACTTTGCAATCTCACATCTTAAAAGATATCCGAGTCAAGAGCTCTTTATTCTTGATAATCAATCGTATTCAGGAAACAAATCCAATCTGAATGGATATTGGGATGATTGGCGATTGAATAGTAAACTCATTGACATTCGCAATCTAGAAGCACTGGAGGCAATGTATGCAACCTTTACGCCAGAAATTACTTATCATTTTGCTGCTGAATCTCATGTGGACAATTCCATCGCTGGTGATGATATATTTGTGGCTACAAATATTCTTGGAACTCATAACATTCTCAAATGTGTACGGAAGTACGGTGGACGGTTAATTCATATTTCGACTGATGAAGTCTATGGCAGTTTACCACTAGAAGGCGATGATAAATTTAGCGAGGAAACGCCATACAATCCTCGCAATCCATACTCAGCAACCAAAGCAGCCAGCGATCATCTTGTTCGCGCTTATACAAACACGCATGGTCTAGATGCAATTGTGACCAACTGTTCAAACAACTATGGTCCACGACAACATTCAGAAAAATTTGTTCCAACTGTAATTCGACATATTCAAAATAATAAACCAGTTCCTGTATACGGCAACGGACAAAATGTTCGCGATTGGTTGTTTGTTGAAGATCATTGTGACGCTTTGCTTACAATTGCTGAGAAAGCAAAGAAGGGTGAGCGATATAACATCGGTGGTGGAGTTGAACTAAGTAATGTTGAAATGGTTTCAATGATCCTTGATGTTATGGGCAAACCAGTTCATATGTATCAAGATTGGATTCGATTTGTTGAAGATCGAAAAGGGCATGACTTACGTTATGCAATGGATTCGTCGAAACTTTTGCGAGATTTGGGATGGAATGCAAAGTGTGAACTCGCAAAAGGATTAGAAAAAACAGTGGAGTGGTATCGTAATGCGTAAGGGAATTATTCTGTCAGGTGGCATGGGAACAAGATTGTATCCTTGCACCGAAGTCACATCAAAACAATTACTTCCAGTTTATGACAAGCCTCTTGTCTATTACCCATTGTCTACACTGATGATGGCTGGAATTCGTGATTTTTTGATCATAAACTCACCTAATGATGTTGAGCAGTTTAAGAGACTCCTCAAAGATGGATCTCAATGGGGTGTTAACATCGATTATCGCGTTCAACCAGAACCCAAAGGAATTGCTGAATGTTTTCGCATTGGTGCTGATTGGATCAACGGTAGTGATGTTGCACTAATTCTTGGTGACAATTTGTTTTATGGAAACGAATTAATAAATCGATTTAATTTTGCAAAAGTAAATCCAGGATGCACTTTGTTTGCGTATCATGTGGCTGATCCAGAAAGATTTGGCGTTCTAGAATTAGATCAACATGGCGATCCCATTAAAATTGTAGAAAAGCCAACTATTGCTCCAAGTAATTATGCAGTGACTGGGCTTTACTTTTACGATAAAAACGTAGTAGAATATAGTTATGAACTTCAACCCTCGGCAAGAGGTGAGTTGGAGATTACAGATTTGAATAACATGTATCTAGAAAGGCAAGCAGTTAATGTTGAGTATCTCAATCGCGGCATTGCTTGGATAGATACAGGTACATTCGAATCTCTTGCTGAGGCATCAACATTTGTGGGATCTATTCAGCGTAGAACTGGGACTATGATTGCTTGCCCTGAAGAAATCGCATTTAGACACGATTGGATTTCAGAAGAACAAGTTGCAGAAGCAGCAGAAAAATATAAAAAATCCGATTACGGTAAGTATTTAAAGAAAATTTTGACATTAAAGTGATGGAGTAATCATGAACGAAATTGAGCAAATGATTGAAGAGCTTGTTGCTAAAAATGGCATACCAAAGTATGCTTATAATTGCAAACAATTTAATCCAGAAAAGGATACTGTATTTTATTCTGGTCCTTATTGGGATGAGAAAGAAGTCATTGCTGGCATGAAAGCATTTCTTACTGGTAAGTGGCTCGTCTCTGGAGAAAACGTTGCAAAATTTCAATGGGCATTTTGTCGCAAGTTCAATGTGAAGCATGCTCATATGGTGAACTCTGGTTCATCAGCGAATTTGACGATGGTTGCTGCACTCAAGAAGCATTTGAAGTGGGAAGATGGCGATCAGATTATCGTTTCTCCAGTTGGATTCCCGACTACCATTGCTCCCTTGGTTCAAAATAATCTTGTTCCGATTTTTGCTGATATTGAGTTGAACACTCTCAACTTTGACCTAAGTAAGGTCGAAGAAAAAATTACACGACATACAAAAGCAATTTTCGTTTCACCCGTTCTTGGCAATCCTCCTGACATGGATTATCTTGCTGATCTATGTGAACGTCATTCACTTCTTTTGATTGGCGATAACTGCGATTCACTTGGCACTCGTTGGGATGGAAAATTACTTACGGATTATTATTATTCATGGACAACATCATTCTACCCAGCTCACCACATCTCAACAGGAGAAGGTGGAATGGTCTGCTCCAACGACGAAGAACTCATTAATCAAGCGCGTTCGATTAGTTGGTGGGGTCGTGATTGCCGTTGCGTGGGTGCTGCTAATCTTTTGGCTTGCGGGACTTGTGGTAATCGATTTGACAAGTGGCTCGAAGGTTACAATGGAATCATCGACCATAAGTACCTATTCTCCAATATGGGATATAACCTCAAGCCACTAGATCTACAAGGTGCAATTGGTATTGAACAATTAAAGAAGATCGACGAGATTGATACTAAGCGTCGAGTAAATTTTGCGCGCATTAAACACCTATTTGAAGAAAACGTTTCAGGTGTTCGTGTTGCTCAAAATCTAACATTAGCTGATCCAAGCTGGTTTGGTGTTCCATTGATTACTGACACGCCAGAGTTGAAAGAAAAACTTCAAGCATATTGTGAAGCAAATAGAATTCAGACTCGCAATTACTTTGCTGGAAATATTCTCTTGCATCCTGGTTACAAACACCTTGATGATGCGGCGAAATATCCAAATGCTAACCTTGCATTGAGCAATGTATTCTTTGTTGGATGTCCGCCACATTATGGTGAAGATGTATTTGCTTATTATGAAGGCGTAATTAAAGCATGGAAAAACTAATTCATGTTTTCGGTGCTAGTGGGTTTGTTGGTTCTGAGTATCTACGCACTACTCTCAATCCCACTCTTTCTAATGGGCGTGACGATTATTCGGTACGTTCTGATCACTGTCTTTATTTTATTAGTACTGTCGACAATTATAATATACACGTCGATAGCTCGCTGGATATACACACTAACTTAATTGTATTGATGAAAGTCCTTGATAACTATCGTAAGGTTCATCGTTACGAAGGTTGTTTTAACTTTATCTCCAGCTGGTTTGTATATGGAAAAGACTCTGGTTATGGTTTCGGCTCTTATGGAATCGACGAAAAAGAACCCTGTGATCCAAAAGGATTTTACTCTATCACAAAAAGAACTGCTGAACAGTTACTGATTTCGTACTGTGAAACATTTGATTTAAATTATCGTATCTTGAGGTTGGCAAATGTTCTTGGAAAAAATGATAAGAAAGTCTCCGCTAAGAAAAACGCTCTCCAATACCTATTGGGTGAACTCAAAGAAAACAGACCGATTGATCTCTACGATAACGGCTATTTTTATCGTGATTATATTGATGTCCGCGATTGCGCTCGAGCAATCGATTTGGTCGTCAATGAAGGAGAGATCAACTCAATATACAATATCGGTAACGGAAATCCAGTCACATTCCGAAATGTAATTGACTATGCAAAAGAAAAACTTGGCTCAACTTCTGAAATTAGAAGCATTGAACAGAAAGAGTTCCACAAAAAAGTTCAATCGTCGCGTTCATTTTATATGGATAATTCGAAACTAAGAAATCTTGGATATTCGCCTAAATATAGCATATACAAAACAATTGACGATATAATTAGCTAATTTACTAAATATATCGTAATCCCGCAGCGTGGAACGATTATGCTTCAATTTAAGCTATTTTCCGAACAATCTGATCTTCTAACAGAAGAAAAAAAGAAAGCTAGAGGCATTCAGCACCTTCCACACGCATTTGAACCTGCATTTCACGCTCGCCGTGGTGCTGTGGGCTCTGCCATCTCTAAAATTCAAGGCGTCATGAGTGGTCGGACTCCAATCACTCGCAAAATAGACGATCGCATGTCTTTTCAAATCATGAGAGACGCAAAAGGTCGAGTTGGTGTCAAGTATAAAGGTGCTGGTGCATCTTATAACTTCTCAGAAGCAGACATCAAAAAACAGTATAGCGAGAAACCTTATATCGCAGGACCATTGATAAACATTTTTCGTCATGGTCACAAGGTTCTTCCAAAAGGCGCTGGTGAATATCAAGGTGGATATCTCAGTTCACGAGAAGATCGCACTGAAG